GTTCTATTCTAAAACTACCTCCCATAACAGGAGGGCCTACGAACTAATAGGCTACGTTCACACACGTATGACAACATCTGACCACCAAATGACACTCGTGGGCACTAGGTTACCAAGCGATCGCGCGATTCCATACGGTAGATGGCCATCCACGACACAAGTGTAACTTTGTGCACCCCACGCTGTCAATACAGGATTGCAACCAGGATTATACCCAGATGCACTCAAGACGATGCGCAGAGCACGCACCGATAGACGGCTTTTCAGTTGTTCCCACGGGTAAACGCCGGACAACAAACCACGCCTTGGTTTGATAGTGTTAGTGCAAAGCAACCGCCCCATTGCCCATGCATATGACACAGCAACACGCGTACCCAGTATCTCACTCTGTAGGCGCTTATAGGTAGCTTCTAGCGACCGCGCCCGTAACAGACCTGGAGTAACGCCTGCCTGCGCTAACAATTCGAAATTCACATGTTTAGCCATGTATGCTTCCGTCGCATATGCTTTCCTTTTCTGAGCACGTGGTAGAGGGTCACTTGAGTATTGCGGTTGCAGGTCCAACTCACAAAACTTTGCTGGATACATATCACCAACACGTGTTGACAACACCGGTGAGCTGTTGATAGACATACCACCCAACAAGAACTCATGAGCACTAGCAGCTAGCTGCGGCACACGACGAACAACTGTTGATTCAAAGAGTAAACCTGCCTGGTCGTCAAAGCCACGTTCACGCAACGTCCACGCCAACTGTGCATACACTTCAACTGCCAAAACTGGTGACTGCATAACATCACTGACCCAATTACCAGCAACAGCAGCTGATATTGCCCTACTTAGATAACCAACCGCCAAATCCGGCTTGTATGACACACGTTTAAATTCACCATTAACTGAGCCAATCGACTGCTTGCCGCGTGACACTGGCGCAACCGGGTGGATAATCAATCCAGCGACGGCCAAGTGTATTGACACACCACCCATCTGCATGAACCACGAATCATCACCCGTATGTTTTGATTTCATCTGCCAAAACTCTGGCCCGATTGCACACCTGCAATAAGCAGCATTCAATATTGAATTATATATCGACGTACCACGGTGACCACTAGGCAACGTTGCGACCCACACTAAGTCAGCCCCACCGCTTGGATCCACACATACAACATTATCCCAGCTTGCTACACACCACTCTCTCAGTGCTGTAGGTGCATACTGTAAGAATATTTCATCAACCATTTTCAGACTTGACAATTTATGCGCCGAGTTAAAATCAGTCCAGTCAATCATTAAGTTGACGTAACCCGATTCACCCATTGCCTCTTTGTAAGTTGCAGGTGTATCCTCTGCATTTAACATGACACGCCTGTTGCGCCATGCCTTTTCCACTGGCCTGTAAGCCCAATCAAAGTGCATGTAGCTAATCGTATCTGTTGAATACAAAGGACGCGTTTTCCCATTCTCAAGCTTTTTTAATGGTGTTAAGCGAGCACCTGGTTTGACAACCAGTAGTGGATTGTACTTAGTTGATTCTGCATAAACACGCCTACTAGTGCGCTGCGTTAAATCACGTTCAACTACAGTTGGCCGCCCAGTCATATATGCTTCACTTGACTTGGAGTGGCCACCACTTTTGATTGTAGCCCACCTATCATCAAAGTACTCTTGAGCGCTGCAATATGACAGTTGAACTTCATTCCCAACCTCGACGGCGTACACCTCACGTAGTGCTTGCTCCAACTCTACATCATCAACCTTTGCTGCCAGTGCTTCATGAGCTATAACACTACACCGCGCCGCTAGATCCTGTGCCCAATCCACATCACCCACACCACGCCCACCCAATACTGACAGCTCTGCAAATAATGGACCGGCTGCTGTACCAGCTGCACCTAAACCCTTAATGAGAACATTCAGATCCTTAAGCCACTCTGTATGATCCCAGTGCATCAATGCTCGCACTGCTAACTCAGAATGCGATTTCGCTACTATCATGAACCACATCAACCATCCTGTGGCTTGATCGTTGTACATACCCTTAGTAACATGTGAAACTTCAACCCATTGAGCATACTGCTTGGGGTAAGCACGTTTTGCATCACGTGCGACATCACGAAAAAAGAAATTAACCTTATTGTGTGCCCCAGGGTGAGTTTTAATAGGATAACCCAACCTATCATCGACTCCGAATACATATGGGTTTGCACCACCCTGAACCAAACGTTCAGTAGCTACACCTTCATCCAACATGCCACTACCAACACACGATAGCAACCACTCTGCCGCACGGATGCTCTGTATTGGTGCGACATATGAACACCACGCCACATAGAATGCTGCCGCGCCTTCATTCTCTACTTCGAACCGGTTTAACTCTGAAGCAACCGATTCATAACTTCTTTCCACACCTTCCAGCCACCCCCTCTGAACACTACAACCACGCACGCCAATCCCAGCTCTAGCATACGCAGTCACTGCATTGATCATTCACCAACCTCCCCAGGGTGTGCAATACCGGCATCTTCATCGACGCCTTGGTCTGCACCACCCTGTTGTGGAGGTTGATTTTCAACAATTTGAACCGGCACTACACCAACATCATGCTGCCCCTGCTGGTTATGGACAGGTACTGGCTCCACAACCACTTGCTGGACTACACCGCCCGGTGGCCGCCTATCCAGTGGTTGTGGGCGTGCATCCATCCGACGTGGGTTGGCAACATGCGCACGTGCTGCGGCAACATCAGCAGCATCAACAGCAGCATCCAAGGCAACTCGCAAGATTGCTTGTTCACGTGGGCGTTCTGCGCGCACCAGCTGGGCTTCAGCGCCGCGCATGCGTGCTTCTGCTGCAACGGCACCAGCTTCTGCACGTTCAGCATTCTGCTCAGCACGTACTGCATCGGCATGAGGTGCCCAACGTTCAGCACGCCTATCAAGTGCTTCTGGCATAACATATGGTACTGGGATAGCAGGTGCACCAGGTGCAGCACGCGCTGGTCCACGGCGGACCTCCAAACCCATGGCAGCTAGTGCAGCAATCTCATTTGCCACAACTGCTTCGCGTGCTGCACGCAATCGATCACCACCCGGGTTGTCTGGCGGCTGCTGCTGACCCACATCCATTTCTGGCAGATTGTGTGCGCCCTGACCACCACCACGTGCCTGTTCATGTTGCGCATTGAACTCTCTTGCACCAGCATCATCTGGTGGGCGCACTCTTGGGCCAGCAGCTGCCGGTCGTACACCCGCACCACCACCACGTAGATCATCTGGACCAGGCGGTTCAGGTATGCCAGCACCGCCACCGCCGCCCATATCGTGGGGTTGCACACCAACTACACCTCCTACCGCCACATTAGGATCACGCACAGCTGCCACCATGACTGGTTTCTTGACGTAACGCCAACCAGCCGGCATAATAAGTGCACCAACACTAACCCTGTTACGCAGTACACCACTTAGACGCGCTGGTATAACCCACTCAGCCGTAGGTGCAACTGGTTGTGCAACATGATATGAGACTGCACCACGACCGAACGTAACCTGCGTACTACACATGCGATCAGCTGTCGGCCACCATGAGTCCATGCCATACACAACACGCATTAATGCATATCGTGTGATAACTGTCGCACCTGGGTGTGGCGCCGCACAGTGTGGCGTGTTCCACAGCGTATCTGATACAACCGTGACGTTGTTGCATAATGCTGGAACTTCACCAACCCCAGCTACAGCGTCCGTGACCCACAGTGCTGAACTGAGACCATTATTCACATTGTAACGAAGATTGCCAACATATGCAATGGCTGAATGTGCTAGAGTACAACTCGTCAACAAAAACTGGCTTGCACAGCCCAGATCCGGCTGACTGTGACTAACATTATATCCGACCTCATCAGCGTAATGTGAACCACGGATCAATGGCATGCTACTGCCAGCAATCGGATCAGCATATACTGCTGCTGCACTGCCCATTAATTCTGCTAGTGGTGCTGTAAACACCCAACACAGAAAGTAACCGTTATTAGCCAAATGACGATCTGGAACTACTGATGCTAGCGCACGCTCATAACTCGGCATAATTGCATACGACACAACCGTACCCATGACATTCGCAAGCTTCGTCATACCCGTACGCTCAACAAAGCGCACTGCTTCTGCGTATGCAGGATATGACGACGGGATAGCAGGGCTGCCAGGCGTACGTGTGAAGAATGCTGGTGTGTGGCAATCTGCACTCAACCACGGAGTTGACCCTGGGTCAGAAACCGCAATTAAGCGTGCTAAACGCAACACACCTTCAAACGCCAACTGTTCGACATAACTTACAACACAATTGTAAACTGGTGACATGCCCATCACGCTAGTAACAGAAGTGTTGGTAATGGCCCCAGTTGCCACTGGATATACTGGATCAGCAAATATACGAGCAGCACCACCTTCAGTTGAATGGGAATGTAGTGTAATGTAACTCGCCTGACCACACATAACAGCCATGTAGTGTTCTGCACCTACACCCAACTCCAATGCCATATTCAAAATTCTTGCAATAAGCCTGGTTGCATATACTGCTGCATCTGCAACAGTTGGCTGTGCAACGTTAACCGTTGCAACAAAATCCGCCAAATATACCACATCAACACCAGCAAATGCACATGCACACAATAACACATACATCTCTGCAGGTGACTCCCACATAGTTGTGTCCAACAGAACTGCGTACGTACCCAAACCCTGCCCCTCTGCTGGCATAATAACTGTGCGTGCCATGTTGTTACCAATCGCATTTTCAAGTGTACCACCAATGGCAGCAGCACCAGTGACACGGCCCAAACCAAACAACAGAGAACGAAAATCCATATCAAGCCGCGTCACAATTGGCAGCCTCTCATGTGCCAATCTCGGGCGTCCATCAAGGTATGATTTAATCTGCTCACGTGAGTGCTGTGCTATTGGCACTGCATGGACGTCACTACAACCTCGACGTACTGGCGTACGTGAGAACACATAACGTATTGTACCAACATTACGCGTGCGCACACCTCCTTGACCTTCAACAGAAGTTGTATGACCAATATCAACTTCCAACGCACCAGCACGCGCGATTTCACGACCACGACTCCACCCTGCGAGTGGCAATAGGGTTGACATTTATAGTGCACCAACACGGTAGTACACTGAACTGTTACGCAAAACAAAAACAATAAACAAAGAACTGGAATACTGAAAATAAGATTAATTTATCAGCCGGTGCTTGACAAAGGCGGTATACATATATATACGGCTCCCTGACCTCCTACCCTATGTGGTGATGCTTCACACACCCCACCTCCGTAAGAACTAACACTGGCCTATCGTGCTACGACGAAGCCCTCTATCAGTTTGTATTGAAGCTAACTACACAGCAACACTGCCACATCGATAGAACAATACTGTTGGCATCGAGCCAACTCCACACCCAGTGCGTATGAGTGACATGTTGGTGGTGCGTATATCACAGTACACACTGCAATGATAACACTCCATACAAGCCACACACGCACATGGGCGCCCCAGCACACATAGTACTGTAACAAACACCGCCCGCAGGTATGCT